CGAACAATATTGCGAATTCGTCGCGACTTTCCATGTTTTCCCCACCTTTTTCATGGAGACAACCTTCGTTCTTTCGTGTCCCGAAAACTGCCCCTGCATGATCGTCTCGATGGATGATTTGATTTCCTGGTCGACCGCGGCTTGTTCCTTTTTCTTTGCCGCCTGTGCACCCGGTTTAAACCCATCGGGGTATAGGCGCTCTTTGAGACCCGGTATGCTAGAGACCGGCACACTCTCCCCGGTGAAATATTTGCAAAACCCAAATATCCTACCGACCATGGTATCGCATTTACAGTGGCACTTCTGTCGAATCATCCCGTTCGAAATAGTGTAATAGATGTGATTCGATCCGTGATTTCGTTCGATGTTTTGACACCACTTTGAATCACTCGACGCCAACCACGTATCCTCGACCTTGATGACTTTTTTGACACTGGCATCCTTCTGTCCCCGGACGTACTCGCGCACGAGTTGTTCGATCATATCGATCAACTCCTGATCGGTCACGTCTTCACCACCGAGACACTCCATGTCGGCGAACGACCCGTCTTTCACGGCTCTGTTTGGGGACGAAATCACCGCACACGTCGTCGCGTCTGATCGGACCGTGGCCATGCGTAAGACATCGACGCTCGGTTCCTGTGACACGTTTTGAAAGAGCGACATGATCGGTCCGCTTTTGTAAATGCATATCGGAAGATACGCCACCTGCGTCGTCCGACCCTTCGTACACGTGTCGCACCCTTTCCCACCGCACGCGTCGTGTTTACCAACCTTGTGTGACCACGGCATGCGAAACCCGGAACCTCTGGAGCGCCGACGACCTTCGATCTCACCGTACACGGCCTGATCGATCGTTCGTTCCCAATCGACACCTCCCTTTGTCGTCACGAGGGCAACGATGACGTGTTCGCGAATCGCGAGCGCCGATGCCTGATTGACGATAAATCCCGGCCAATTGATGTGAACGCCCGTTTTGGTTTTCCCTCCTGCGACGGGTTTCGGTGGCGATACGCACACGAGCGCGTCTTTACCTCCCAAATTGGACACCTTGTCGCATATAACGCGACATATGCCCTTGACCTCCTCGACCGTGAGCGCGCGATCGTCTTTGTAATCGATATCTAAGAAGAAATTGTACCGCTCTGTTTTCTGCTCGACCACGTATACCTTCTCGCTCGCCTTCACCGCCTCGACGTACTTGTCGTAAAAGTCGTCCAACCTATCGAAGGGTACGCTCAGAACGCCCCCGTCCATGAGCACGTGCGAGAGATTCGCACCGTTGTTGAACTTCTGTTCGCGGCACCATCGTTTAAACCCGAACATGCGCGCGCGTCGTCGAGTGAGGATCTATTATTACCAAGTGAAATATCCTCTAAACCATCGTCGCGTCGATATCTCGTCCTCTTCTACCTCGTGCTTCTTTTCCTTCAATTCTTTCTTTAATACGAGAAGTTCATACACGGTTCGCATTTTTACTTCTTCAATATAGGCGTCGGCTTCTTCATCGCTTTTACCGAATTTTTCAGTCATGAGTTCTTTCAATTGCATTAAAATATACTTCTTCGATTTCATTCTATTCTACTTGAATGCGAACGTTTTTCTATCGCGCGTTTCGAGGCACTCCGTGAACTTCCCACTTCGAAGCACGTTTCGTTCGATCAGATCCCATTGTTTCCTCTCTCGAAACGTCGAAAGACCTTCGAAGGACATGTGATCGTTCTCGTCGAACGTTCGTTTGATCGGACGTTTGTTGAGCTTCGCGACGAGATACTTTTGCTTCTCCTCATAAAATTTCTTGATCATGTCCGCCCTGGTGTTTTCATCCCACTCCGCGAAAAATATGAACACGTTGTACACGAGCTCGACCGCGCTCCCGGGTTCCTCGGGGACGGTGAACTGGTACGTACTGTACTCACCTCGTTTCATCACGATGACCCCGCGCGTTTCTTCTTCGAGTTCGCGCAGAGCCGTGCGTATCGGATTCGTGATTTCGCGTCTTCTGCACCCACCCGTGACGAAGATCCAATCCTTGAAGCGCCTGTCACGCACGACTAAAAACGTCGGTTCGCCCTGTTCGTTTAAAATGACAGGGATAGCTATTGCTTTATGTTTTTTCGGAGGTGATTCCGACATGATGCATCTGCGTGATGCGATCTAAGATACCGCGTCCTTTTAATCGGACTCATTTTCGGCGGTAGTGGCGGCGTCGCCCTGCTGAACGACCTGGACCTCGACTTCTTCGTCGTCGTCATCCTCCGAGGACTTCGCGGTGGCGTTTGCCATGGCGTGTGAGACGGAGTTCGCGTGTCGAACGAGCTTCGAACTGACGTCACCGATCTGATTGATCTGGTCCTTGACGTTATTGAGTTCGCGGAAGAGGAAGATAGCGGCAACAATGCACACGAAGACCGCTCCCGTGAGAAGCGTTTCGCGCTGAATTGGTACCATCGTGATGGCTATTACTAGTTTGAATTATTTCTCTAATACAATGACGCACCCGGCATGTTCGTGCGGTACTCGTACCCCGTCGTGCCGAACTGCACGGCCTCAAAGTGCTGGTGCTTATTCGCGTACCCGTAATGCGACGGCGCGCGCACCTGAATTTGATTTTGATCCTGCTGAGTCTGAACCTGTTGAACTCTCGGGTGCGCCTGAACGGTGTATTGCTCGAGCCTACCCGCCGGTTGTTGTTGCTGCTGCTGTTGCTGCTGTTGCTGCTGAGACGCACCGAAGAGATTATCGAGACCACCCGACGCAGGGTCGTACGTCAAAACGAAGACGACTCCTAAAAGAAACAACGTCTTTATCATTACACTTACGTGAGATTTATTTTAGTTCGAGTACCGGAGGGCGCCCATGCCGTTGACTATGGATAAAATGTTGTAGTTAACGGCGTAAATCGCTTCCGTGAACAAGGCAGAGCTCGAGATGAGACGAGCGCTATCAAGCCTCGAGTAATTGAGCGTCCCTGTAGCTTGACTCTTCGACGTTTCCAAGCAGTGCGGGTACACCATGAGCGCGTCATCGTCGTCGTTATCCGCGTGCGTCATGTTGTAGAAGGCCGGGATGGCGGTGAAATTGGGCGACGCGTACTTGAAATCGGCGATATCAGTGCCGTTGATCTGAAGCTTGAGCTTATTGGTCGCGCCGAGGAGGGACATCGCCGCACCCTGCGCTTTCGCGGATGCAATAAACTTGCAAGGGTGGTTGAAGTTCAATTCTTGCGTCGTGGCGCTGGAACCGATGTTCTTTTGCGTTTGCGTGATCAACATGTCGACTTGCTTGGACGCGAAGTGCGCGCGCTCGGCCTCGTCGAGGTAGATGAAGTTGGCGTAGCACTCCCACGTGTGCGATTCGGCGGACGCACCCCACGTGATGCGCAATTCCACATCGTGGTACTGCAACCCGACCAGGGGCAAGGCGTTCGCCCAGGAATCGCAGAAGAAAAACCGGAGCGGGTAAAACTTGGAGTTGGCACCACCGAAGAAACCACCGAGACGCGACTTGGACAGATTCGTCGCGAGCGCCTTCGGGGCGATGTGCTGAGTGAAGGTCGAGTCCTGATCATCAATGACTTGACCGCCAATCAGTAACTCCACCTTCTCGATGACGGTGTCCCAGTTCGTCACCGCAGTGGCCTGCGTACCGGTGTGCGGCATGAGGTAGACGTAGCTCAAGAGATCACCCTTGCGCTCGATGCGCACGGACGACATGCCGTTATTGGACACATTTCCCTGAATGACTTGGCGCTCGACCGATTGCGCGAAATTGCTGTGACGTTTAAAAGTGCTCCTGAAGAAGCTGACTTCGGGTTGACCCGTGATGTGCGTGTCTTGTTGACCGACGGCGACGAGTTGCGCGATGCCACCGGACATTTTTCGTATATATGATACAGTGAGATTATTTCTCTAAGCCTTGTCAACACACGATTTTTCTGCGAACGCCGCGTACGCGGCGACGAGACTCGCGATGGTCGCGGCGACGATCGGTTTTCGACGCTTCGGGGCGACCGCGAGCGCGATGAGCGCGAGCACGACGAAATCCACCCTGAAGAATTGCACGTACTCACGCGCGGCGCGTCTGATGCGGTCGAATCCGAAAGTTCCCGGAAAACTGATAAAATACGCACTCGAGGAGACGTTTTTTGTGTCGGCCATGGGACTCACGTTTTCGAAGAAAACGCGATCGTCGTCGACCTGAATGAAATCATACGCCGAGCATAGAGTGTTCATGTTGACCTGATCGTCTTCACACGACATGTCGAGCACATCGGCGAGCACGGTTTTTACTTCCCGAACGTACCCCGCGTACATGCCCGCGTTCGCGACGCCCTGACCGGAGCACGTTCCGAAAATCTTCCGGCTCACGTATTTCCCAAACGATTCGGGGTCTGCTGACATGATGACTTTTGCGCCCGTCGCCCTGAACTTTTCCTCGAACCCCGATAACTCTTTATTAACGAGCGTGTCGAACCCATCGACGACAACGACGATATCGTCGTCGCTCTTGTGTTTGTTCAGGTACGCGAGCACACCGCGAGATTTATCGAGGTATCCTTTCCACACCGTTCCCATGCCGAGCACTTTGATCGGAACGCCGTGTTCGTTCTCGACGAGTTTGTCGAAGAGCCCGAATTTCTTGTTTGCGTACGTCACGACTTCGATCGTCATACTTAAACTTGACATTTTAATGCCGCGAAGACGACCCACGCCATGACCACGTCGGCGGAATAGTGTTCGTGCGTCGCGATGGAGAGGAGTGACCCGAGAATTGGCCATAAGGGCCAAAACACACCGCCCAAGTGGTACGCCGCGACGAGATTGAACGACGTGTGCCCTGAGAACATGAAATCGTTACAGAACCCGAACGGTGGTTTCAATTCACACTTTTTCATCGATGGGTACGTCGTGACGTAGTTCACGAGCGCGCGGAACACGTACATGAGCCCGAGCACGGTGAGCATGGATTCCCGCCGCCCACTCGACCAACTCGACCACGCGAACGCGAGACCCGCCAACGGGACGACGAGCGCGACGTCACTCAACCAGTCGTATCGACTCAGATCGGGGAGTAGTTTGAACCCGACGTCGTAGATCGGGTCGTTTTCACGCACGTTGCGCTTGAACGAGATGTAATACCCGACCAACATGTTTAGCGCCAGTGCGCACAGGGCGAACACCAGGGCGAACTTCATACTATCCACGAACATTTAATTTAATTTCTGTGCGTAAAACATATACCATGGCCGCCATCGCGATCATGCTCGTCGGTGCGTGCTGCATGTCATCATCGGTCGGTGGTACGGCGTTCGGTCTGGGTTTCATCCCCGGAACACTCCCGAAACTGGTGTCCGACCTGAAACTGAACGAATTGAAAAAAGCGCTCAAATACGGGAAAGATTTATTGCCTGATTTCCGCGCCAAGGTCACGAACGCGAGCGCGTCGTCCCAAGACGAACGCCTGGAATTCATCGATTCCATTGACGATGCAAAGTGCCGGGATATGACTGACAGGATCGGGAAGATGGACGAGGAGATCGCGAATGACGACGGACCCGTTGATGTCCTGACGCTATCGGGCATGAAGTTTAAACAGGCCGCTATATACGAATTCGTAGACGTGACCGCGGGTGAACTCGCCGAGATCGGTACCATGTGCGGGGGAGCGCTCCAACCGCAATCCGAAGGCGAGGGCGAAGGCGAGGGCGAAGGC